GCCATCAAGTATCATTTAGGTTTCCTGCAACGCCAGGCGGACGAGCTAACCGCGCAACTGCAACGCATCGACAAGGAAGTTTCTTGACTTTCTTTCACTATGGATTTAAGATAAGGGGAAAGTATACGATTCATCATATAAAGTGAAATCACGCGGGAATGATGACCATGCCCATCACCGAGATCGAACAACTCGAAAGCGAAGTCAGCGACGTATTAACTCCCAAGCGCGAGCGCTTGCTGCGTTTGATCGCCAACTGGCAGGGGCCTGGTGTGCCGCTGTTATCGACGCTGGCCGATGAATTGGGCTTATCCAATGAATCAGCTGTACGGGTCACATTAAAGCCGCTGGAGGAAGCCGGTTTAGTGCAGCGGCTATCGATGGGGCCAGGCGCCAAGTTGCCCAAAGTACCCCAGGTAACGGAGTTAGGGCGGGCAGCATTGGGAATGCCGATTGAGATTCCTGAAGGCATTCCGTTTCTGGGCCCGGTGCATGGTGGAGATTGTGGCGTGCAATACGATGAGCCGATTAAGTATGTCGACAAGATATCTGACATTTTGCCGGTGCAGGGCGAAGAGTACTTTTTACCGGTTAGAGGCAACTGTATGGCCGGCGGTCCGCGTCCGATCTATGAAGGTGACATCGTTTACTTCCGGCAGCGCAGTCGCTGGAAACGCCCGCGCAATGGCAGCATCGCACATGTGGAATTACCACTCTCCAGTGGCGAACATGAGCCGCTGTTGCGTCGCTACTGGTACAGCGAAAAGACCGGCAAGGTGACTCTGCAGCAGTACAAGCCGTATCGCCGTCAGACGTTTAAAGATGAGGAAGTCGAGCCGCGTGGTGAGATGGTTCGCATCATTGCAGCAGAAGAGGATTTAACAGAGGTTTGACCCCCGCCGGTGCGCTGAGATTGAGACCCGAGGCGCACCGGCGAAAGGACACGTATGAGTTTAACAACCGAAGATATCACACGGCGGTTGTCACAACCAAAGTTTTCGCAAGCCAGTGATAACGGCGTCGAAAGCGAGGTGCCTCAGTGACAACGCGCGCCAAGCAAAAGACTCGTGTAAAGCACGTCAGTATCGAGGCGGTTCGCGTCCTGTTTTCAGGGCGTGTTATTGCCTTTCGCCCCGAGTTCTCCAAGATCGGCAAAGGAACTGCGTTAGGTCGCTTAGGTTCCAATGCCGGGTTGATGTTAGCGCAAGGTCTTTACTGGACCGAGCACGGTGCAGACCAGGACGGTTGGTTCTACAAAACCCAGGAACAGTGGGAAGAGGAAACCGGCCTATCAGTAGATGAACAAGCCACTGCTCGCCGTAACCTCAAAAAACATGCACTGTGGGACGAAGATCTTCGAGGCGTCGAATATGCTGACGGACGCCGAAGTCAGGGCAAACTTCACTACCGTGTAGAGCTTGAAGCACTACGCGTCGCACTCGAACAGCTCGTCGATATCTCACCAGATCTGGCCAATGAAGCCGCCCAACGTCGACGCGAACTTGCGGAGAAACGTCGGCAACAAACCAAGAAGAAAAGGTCCTCTGAGAACGTCACGTCGAAACATGTTTCGGGCAAAACCGGAAACACTGTTTTGGCACAATCGGAGGATAGTAGTTTCGGGAAATCCGTAAAACATGCTGTCGGAAATACCCGAAACATGTTGGAGCAAAAGACGGAAACCCCTTCTATATATAAAGAAGAGTACACACAAAGAAGTACCAAACAACAGCAACAGACGACTTCGCATCAAGGTGATAACAAGTATCCAGATGATGTTGTTGATGTTGTTGTTAATCAATCAAACAGCCATTCGCCTCACGGCGAAACCGGGTTAGATTCAGACGTTATAGCCCAAACTCCACAACAAGAAGATTCTCACGACCTAAAAACTTCCGGCGCGGCGGCCCGCTGGGGCGATGGAGTCGAGCCAGATCTGGTTTCTATTGTCGATGACTTGCCGGCTGATTACTTCGAGGTCTGTCCGACGGGCACGATGGCGGATTATAAACGCATCAAGGCGCAGACCAGTGCCGCGAAACGACGCAAGCTGATCGAGGACGAGATCGTCAAGCGCCTGCATGACATCGGGCTGCGTAACGTCGGAAAGTCAAAAGAGGATCTGCTGCGCAAGTTTGCAGTGGAAAAGCGCCAGATCTGCATCCGCCAGATCAAGTGGTGGCCATTCCGCGACGAATCGAAAGCGGAGTATTTAGCGGCTCATGGCTACAGTGCCGGCCAGATTCTGCGCAACCGCATCGAGAATGATGCGGCCATTCCCAGTGGCTACATTTTGCACCGGAATGAACTGCGTGCGAAGAACAGCCTCACAGCACGAGCATCGGTCATCCCTCCGATTCACCAGGCACCCGAAAGCGAGAATGAGAAGGCGCGCGAAATTCGGGAAGCGAAATTGAAAGCGGCGCGTGACGTATGGACACTGTGGCAGACCTGGCCGGAAACGCTGCGCGCGTCGCTCCACCGGGGCGTGGCAAATCGCAACGAGTGGGCTGCCGATAGAGTGAAACGAGGCGGTGGCTTAGACAAGGTGGATCCGGAAAGTATTTTGTGGATCGATTATCTTTACGTCATCCATGAAATCAGAGAGGAAGCCCTTGCAGCCAGCGCGCCTCCAGAAGAGACAGAATCGCCAGAGCAGATCAGTGCTCCCATTATGGTCGCTGTTGGAGCCGGTGCGGAAGCTGTAACCTCGGATTTTCAGCCCGCAGCTGCGGTGTTGCCAGAATTGATGCAAAGTCGCGAAATTCCGAAGCAGAATAACTCTGATCGACCGACGTACCGTGTGCATGACCAACTGATCGCACGCTTAGAAGGCGGGGAGTTTACTCTGGATGATGTGAACGCATCCCGCGACAGCATCGGTGCCGATCTGGATGATATCGCATGGAATTCAGTCGTGGAGATGGTTCGCTTTACCTGGAAGAAGCGCCAGGCAGCTTAAGCCAAAGTACTTTGAGGTGCAATATGAATATTGATCCCGAGACTCCTTTTGGTGATCCCGTTCTTCTGTCCGTTGTCGGGTTGATTGCCAAGCATGAATACCTAACGTGTTCGGTTGCGTTTACTTATCAAGGTATAGTCATCGAAGGCAATATCGTTAATGCGAAAGCATTTTTTGCCAGTTGTTTTGATGAAGTCAGAAGCATGGATGCAATTGGACTTTCGAATTCTCCGAGCATCCCCTATCCTCAGCGAAGCCAGCTGGAAACAGATTTGATTGCACATCGTAGAGAATCGGAACAAAGGTTTTACGATTTAAAAAGCAATCCGCCGAGTCTTGATTTCGACGGTTATATTCATCTTCGAGATGCCACCGTCCATACTTCCAGCGGTGGCATCAAGACACCCCTTTGGCGTGGACGTATCGAGAAGATTGATTCTATTTTTAATCTCGGTGGAATTACCGCAATTACGACTGAATAAAACCTAACGGATGAGAGGTGACAGATGGAGCGCTCTCTCTTATCGATCTACGCCATTCCCAAGAGTGGCGCGACACTCGACCAGTTTCGCTGGTTCGATGCACTTTGCGATTTATCGCAATTCGTCAATCTCGATGGTGATGCCATCCCCAACACAGCCACCCGCGATGAAGCACAAGCGCTGATCGATCAGCGCGAGAACTGGTTAGCGCAGATCTGCCCCGATGCACTGGCGGAACTGCACAGTACTTTTGATTGGCATCTGAGTGATGCCACGTGATGGAGAGTTTATGTATTCCCCTCCACCGATCCGATATCTTCGCTGTTGTGCCTGTGGCCAGCGCAATGCAACCGTGCAAAATCTGGTGATGTTGCCCTGGCGTGCTCCGATTGACGGCACCGGATGGAAATGCGAGTACTGCCAGTTGCCTGCTGATGGCGCGCTGGCCGTGGTCTGCGATCGCTGCATCGAGTCGGGCCGCATTCCGTCGCGAGCCTGTTACGGCAAACCGGAAGACAACCAACGCATCAAGATCGAGCAGCTGCAGGATCGACCGTTCGAGCATCTGAGCGAGTGCCGCCTGGGCGATCCCAATGATGTGCAGGATCTGGTTTGTTCGGAAGAGGTCAAAGTACTTTGATAACTAACCGGGAAAGGCCTTGTTTTTAATAAGAACCCTTTCGAGTTCCTCATTAGCTTGGGTTATGAGTTTCCCTGCCTCCTTGAGTGCAGTTCGGGCTTGTGTCATTAGTTCCTCAGACCTGGCCCCGTAGCCTTGTTCTGCTAACTTCAAACCTTCGAACCCTTTTTCGCTGGAAAGACGTATCAGTCTGTCTGTTTCCTCGAACTGTTTAGGCACCGAACATTTCTTGTATTCATCAAAGTGCTTTGCCAAGCTCGCCTGTGCCGCCTGGGCTTCAGCAACAGTGTGCGGGTCAGTTGGATTGTCGATAACCATGTTCATCGCAAACGCGTGATAAGATTTGAGATATTCGATTTCTTCAACGGAAAATATGGGTGCCCACATTTTAAGCACTGAATCTGATACTTTCGTACTTTTGGGCGGAAACAGGAACAAGAGCGCATGGTGATCTTTTGACAGAATGTCTATGGCCTCATCAAATCGTTGTTGGGCATCGTTAAAGGTCGAGATGACGTTATCAACCGAACCGACGGGCGCTCCAATAGCGTATTGGTAAACCAGCGCCAGGGCAGATGATGCCGATTCAAGCCCCAGGCCAATCGGGTGATGCAGAGTCTCGAATCGTGGCGGACAAGGAAGGTCCTGGAAGCGACCCTTCATTCCCTCGAAATTGGAAACATGAATCTCTAAATCATGTTGGGATAAATTTATGTTTTTCTTTACATAATTGAATTCAGCGAGAGCAGTGCTGATGTTACCGATGTATTCCATTTCAGCTTTCGACAGAGGCTTTGATTTTTGAGCAGTGGGCTTTTTTGCCGCAGTTGGTCGAGCTATCTTTGCCGGCGCCTTTGTCTGCTTTTTGGTAACAATCTTGGGTTTTGATGATGAAGCTTTTCCTGCCGAGCAGACGGGACTGGTGGATAGAGCAGCGGAGAGAATTAACAAACGTGCAAAATGTTTCATGGCCGTACCATAACACAACAGCCGCCGATTTCGGAAATCGACAAACTTTGTTCCAAGTACTTTGATTTGTACCAGAGCCCATATTGGTGGTACCGAGTGGGCTTTTTTCCCTCGTACATTTACACGCGATAATGGTAATTTAAAAGAGTAAACTTTTATTCGAACCTAACTAAACAGCAACTTCTTTCTTACCAATAGCGTCGAGATGCGTGGTAAAATCTCCCTGGGCATGACACGTTAAAGTACTTTATTTGTACGCCTGGAGTGCGCGTGCCCGACCTCTTTCACACCCTATTCCCCGACTCTGAGGAAATCTATACCCTCGAAGAAATCGCCACGCACCTGAACAAGAATTACGATCAGGCGTGCCACGCGCAGCACACGCTATCGATGCGCACCGCAACATCGGCAGCCGTGCAGCCTCTCGATGATAAGCGCCCTGCTCATTACTCGCCCGAGGCGGCGCGTCTGATCGGTCGCCACCTGGTGCGTGGTGTCGAACGCGAAGTGTTGAAGAGAGAAAGAGACCGTCGAGATGCTGCCTTGCTCGAAGCGGTGTTAGCGAACCAGATCGTGTTGTTGGCTATGGCGGATGTTTTAACGCAGCTTTTAAAGAAAGATTCGCCAGAGTCCAAGTAGATTCCCACTTCCGTCAAGTTACGCTAATTGCGGCACACACAACGCGAGTGGCGCATGGCACGATAAGGATACCGCTGTGATTAAAGTGAAGAATGAGTCACATTTTGCGCTTCAGCGGTTCTCATAACGAACAATAGAACCATTACGTTTTGGAGCCTTATCGTGAAAACCATTCCTAACTCAACAGTTTCGCCCGCACATTTCCCCGCCAAGGGAATGCCCCTGCCGACGCCGGCCAGCGCCGATATCAGTGCCAAGATCGATTTACTCTTGTCTCGCTTGCCCCAAGATGCGCCCTTCTGGCAGCCAAGCGATATCGCGCCGATTTTAAATCTGAGTGATAGCGGCTTTACCAAGTACTGTCGCAACTATCGCGGCCTACAGCCGTGGAGAGGCAGCTATCGTTTCTTCCTGGATGATCCTGGTCACATGAAAAAGCTGCGCGGACTGCTCACCGTGATTCTGTGGTCCGGTCTCAAGTTGCCCGAAGATCTGCGCCCGATCCGGAACCGTCGCGGCGTTCGCGTCCATTAAAAGTGACCCTGGGTCATATCTCAGTCACAATCTCTAAATTGCACAATTCCATCGTTTAAACCGAGAAAAGCCAGGCCGACAGCGCCCGATCAATTTGATCAATCTACCGGCGGGAAAGAGCGCGGCCTGGCTTTTCTAATGAAACTTCGCAACACCCTTCACCGTTTCCGTGGCGTTTTGATGTTAGGTTTGGCCTTTACCGCACTGGTTGGCATAGCCACCGCATCCAGTGTGAACGCCGATCTGGTTCGCCGTTCCAATAACGCGACGCGTTTGCAGGAACTGAACCCCTACATGCGCCCCAAAGTCGCCGCTGTTGTTTCCGATCTGGAGCGCCACGGCTTAAAGCCGCTCATTGATGGCGCGATCTTTCGCACGCCGGCGGAACAGGCCGCGCTGGTGCGTAAAGGCCACTCCAAAGTACTTTACAGCTACCATAACGCTAATACGTGCGATGGCCGTGCACGTCCGTGTTCGCCCAAAGCTGACTCACTCGCCGCTGACATCGTGGATGGTCAGTTGTTTTGGTCTGCTGGCACACCGTTCTGGTTGAAGCTCGCGAGTTCTGCCCAAAGTCACGATCTCGATTCTGGGATCTACTGGGGTTTGAGTGAAGCCCGGCGCAAGATGCTGCGCGATGTCATCGAGTCGAAGCAATGGAACGCGCAGCCGCGTTTAGGCTGGGACACCGCACACGTCCAGGTGCGCGGTTTATCGCTGGTGCAGGCCAAAGCCGGTAAACGCCTGGTGATGGTGAACGGGCGCAAAGTCATCGTATCACGTTGATGAGGTGATATGGATTTATTTCGCTTCTTACTCGCGTTTGATGTTCCCTCGCTGCAGCATTTTATGAGCTGCTTTTATCTCCTACGGTTATGGATCCCTTAACTCTGATCTCGATCGGTTCGTTTGTGCTCGATATCGCCAGCATTGTGCTGGCGGTTTGGTTCATGCGGCGCGAGCGCGAGCTGGAAGAAGAGAATAAGCGCCTGCAGGCCGAAAACCTTTGGCTGTACAAACACGCGCTGGCCGAAGCCCCTCTGTAAGTACTTTTATGGCACGTGGTATCCAACTGACCGACGAAAAGCGCGCACAAGTCATCGCGGCGTTAGCCGCTGGTGATGGTGTGCGCGAAGTGTCGCGCCGGCTCGATGTGCCGGTGTCGACCGTTTCGCGGCTGAAAAACGAGACGATGCCCAAAGTACTTCGCGAAAGTGTTCCACCGGTTGAGACACCTGACGAACCAATCGGCTTTATTCCGATCGATGATGACGAAGGCGCGCTGATCGACGCGGAATTCGAGCGCCAGCACCAGCGCGAGCAGCTCGCCGATGAGTGCGAGATGGATCCTGGAACACTCGCGAACCTGGAACAGGTTGGAACACAAAAAAAATCACTGCACCAGCTCGTCGCCGATCTACTGACGGAAAACCTGCTCACCCTGGCCGCGCACGCCAAGATGTCCCGCGATCCGAAATGGTTCGCACGCCAGGGCGCGGAGGCGATGGGCATTTTCGATGGTGTGATGTCGGATAAGACGATCCGCATCCTGGAAGCCGCTGCAGCGGCGCAACCTCTGGACAATGGCAACTAAAGCAAAATCTTCGACAAAGCGCCCGGCTGGGTTTTCCCGCCGGGCTTCTGCCTTTTTAGCGGCAGCCGTGGCCAGTGCGTTCGCGCCGGTGATGGAGCCGCTTTTCAACTTCGCACCTGGTGCGCTGGAAGCGCGCGATGCCGCTCGCGAAAAGCTCGCAGCTGAACGCGCAGCGCTAACTGAAGACAAGCTATCGTTTCGCGAATTCGTTTCCCTGGTCAATCCAAAATATCGTTGGTTCAAACACTGCGAAGTACTTGGGGATGTTCTGCAGCGTGTGGCCGATGGCGAGATCGATCGCTTGATGATCTTCATGCCACCGCGTCACGGCAAAAGCGAAGAAACCTCACGACTCTTCACCGCTTACTTTTTGTATCGCTATCCAAACCGCTGGGTAGGTCTGGCGTCGTATGCCGCTGATCTGGCCTATACGCTGTCACGAGCGGCGAAAGATAATTTCTTAGCTTCTGGTGGTCAGATCCGCTGGGATGCCAAAGGCGTGAAACACTGGCAGACCGAACAGGGCGGCGGCTTGTGGGCTGCCGGCGTTGGCGGTCCCATGACCGGCAAGGGCTGGCATCTCGGAATTATCGACGATCCGCTCAAGAATGCGGAACAGGCGGCGTCGCTCAAAATTCGTGAGAAACAGAAAGAATGGTTTCAAAGCTCTTTCTCTACTCGAGAAGAACCCGAGGGCGGCGCGCTCATTTTCATCCTGACGCGGTGGAACGAGGATGACCTGGCCGGCTGGCAGCTCGCCAGTGAAATGGGGCTCGAAGCCGATGAAGCGCAGCGCTGGCATATCATCAACTTTCCGGCCCTGGCCGAAAGTGAAGAGGAAGCGCCTGAGTTTCCGGCCAGCTGCACCGTCGAGCCGGATTGGCGCAAGCCTGGTGAGGCGTTGTGTCCCGAACGCTATAACGTCAAAAAGTTAAAGCGTATCGCGGCGCAAGTCGGCACCTACTTCTGGAACGCGCTATTTCAGCAGCGACCGCGCCCATTAGAAGGCGCCTTCTTCAAAGCCGATTGGTTTAAGAACATCGTTGGCGCGATCCCTGAAGACTGCAAGCTGGTGCGCTATTGGGACAAAGCGGGTAGTGCGGGCAAGGGCGATTACACCGTCGGCGTTTTGATGGCGCGCTGGCTCGACGAAGATGGCATTGCAACGTTCTTTATCGTCGACGTGGTGCGTGGCCAGTGGGAAGCGATCGACCGCGAGCGCGAGATCCGCAAAGTCGCGATGCGTGACGAGTCGCTGTATGGCGAAGGGCGCATCACGATCTGGATGGAGCAAGAAGGTGGCAGCGGCGGCAAGGAATCGGCGCAGGCGTCCGTGCGTCGCCTGGAAGGCTACAGCGTGCGCACTGAGACTGTTACGGGCAAGGGTGATAAATCCTTGCGCGCGGATCCGTTTCGCACCCAGGCCAGTGTGGGCAATATTAAGCTGGTTAAAGGCGATTGGATCGTGCCTTATCTGCGTGAGCTGACAGCGTTCCCGAACGGTCGCAATGATGATCAAGTTGACGCGACAAGTGGTGCGTTTAACAAGTTGGCGCTGGGTCGACGTTGGGAGTGGAATTAACAACTTCTGGATTATCGGCTTTTCGATATTCCAGGCACTTGTTGCAGTAGAACAGATCGTATTTCCCGACAACACGCTTATGGCTGTTGAGCCTTACCATGCTGCGCAGGAATACCCATCTGTGATCGCATTGCAGTCTCATTTAACCCACTTTGCTGGCGCTGAATCGCCCTTTTACATGCTGGTCCAAGTACTTTCCCTTGGATGCAGCGACCATCAACGAATGATAGGTCATCGCGGGCACGCTGGCGTATTGATAGGTGCCACCGCTTTTGAATTCGACTTCGAGCACGCGGCTTTGCACATCATAGCCGATGCTGGCCACGTTGGATGAGGAAACGGGTGTGCGTTGCATAGTGCTTATCTCTCCTTACCAATTGTTACCGTTTTTGCATTGTCGTTACTTATTGCGACGATAGTGCCCGTGTTTTCAATGACATGCCAGTAATCGCCCTCGTGCGCTAATAAGCGACCTCGAACGATGGTGTTATCTTTTTTGATTTCAATGCTGGTTAATGGTGGTTCATTCAGGTCTCCGTGTAGAGCTGCAGAAAGAAACATATTGGCGTAGCCAAGACTAAAAATAATCGCCACCACGACAGGAAAAGAAAGATTGTGTTTTCGTGACTGAGTAGTCACAATTATAAATCCAATCATTGTCAGTCCAGCTACCATGAACCTCGCAATAAAGGGAACCAACATCTGCAAAGGTTGCAATGAACCAAGTCTTAGTGCTTCCTGTGCTGGAATAACTGAGAAAAGTAGAATCCATATAAGGGCATATTTCATCAAGAATTGATAGAAACCGTTAGGTATCGAGTATTTCTTACTCAAAAAGGATCCATCTTGATCCTCTGTAGGATCTCCTTGAAGAAATTCACGCCGGCTTAGGACAATACCGAAGATTATTACCACCAAAAAAGTTACTGGGCTATACAAAATTGCTTGAAGACCCTGACCAAATACTATTTGCTGAGGAACCATTGTGGCCGCATACCAGGTGGCAGCAAAAGGAAGTTGATAGGTAAGGTGTATCTGGACCGATAGTAACAAAATACCACACGTATATAAGAACCCTGCCACGGCGGTAATTGCTGATATCAGATCGATCAGATTTGCAAATGATTGCTTTGATGATTCCTGCTTCTCTTCTGCCACTTCCATTCCTGTTAATTCAAATTGACTTTCCTATTTTAGTCCGTTTCTCGTGCTTACACGTACCCCTGCATTAAACAGCTGGGTATGAAATTCTTGCAGCAAATCGGCAAAGCGCTCAAACAGCCCGTTTTCTCCGGCTACGGTGGCCGTGGTGGCTGGGGCATGCGTTCGGGCCTCTTCAGTAATGGATCCTTCGATTACAGGCGCGAAGCCGGTCCGTTGTGGGAGTCGTGCATCCCCTTTATGTGCCTGCGTTGGGAGCAACGTGCCACGATCGAGGCGGAACTGGTTATCCAGCGTCGCGACGAAAATGGCGATTGGAAAAACGATCCCGATCACTCCGCGATGGAGCTGATCTCCAATCCTAACCCCTTCTTTGACATCCACCAGCTGCTCGATGCGGTGCGTTTCGATTATCACCTGTCGGGCAATGGCTACATTCACATAGTGCGCTCGAAATCGCGTAAGGTCCGCCAACTCTGGTGGATCCCTTCCTGGATGATCGAGCCGCGTTGGGAAGAGAACGGTCTGGAGTTCATCAACTGTTACGAATACATGGTTGATGGCGTCTCCTACGCTCTGCCGGTTGAGGATATCATCCACTTCAAAAACGGCATCGATCCGCGTACGTTTGGCCGTAAAGGTTTGGGCGACTTCTCCGCGACACTGCGCGAAGTCTGCACCGATAACGAGCGCGCGGTCTTCACCGCGAGCTTGTTGCGCAATATGGGCATTCCTGGCGTGATTATCAGTCCCAAGGGCGGCAGCGCTGGCGATGAAGCCTCATTAACCAAGCGACAGCGCGCCGAGATCAAAGAAATCTGGAGCGAGTTCACTGGTGAAGGCCGTGGCGAGCCCTGGGTGCAGTCGATCCCGGTCGAAGTCAACATGCCAGGATTCAGCCCGCAACAGCTGCTGATCGATAAGATATCGTCGATTCCTGAACAGCGCTTGTGCGGTTCGTTTGGCATTCCGGCCAGCGTGCTGCAGCTGGGCACCGGCCTGGAGAATTCCAACACCAAAGCCAACAAAGGCGACGATCGCGAGCAGGCTTACGAGAGCTGCGTGATTCCGACGTTGCAGGTCTTCGCGCGCACTTTAACGCGCGTTTTGATGAGCGAGCTCGATGACATTCGCAAAGTGCGCTTCTGGTTCGATCTGTCGGAAGTCCGGTGCCTGGCCGAAGACGAAAACGCGATTTCGAAGATGCTGACCGAAGCCTGTGGTGGTCCCTATATGACCGTCAATGAAGCGCGCGGACGTCGCGGTTTAAAGCCGATCCCGGGCGGCGATGACGTGCGCGCTGGCAAAGCGAAGTCAGGTGCCGAAGATGGTACCGAAAAACCCGACGCAGATCCTGCCGAAAATTCCACCAACGAAGAGAAAGAAGCGGCCTAACATGAAAAGTACTTTTAACACCCTCACCATGCTGGGCGGCTCGATCAAGTCGCTGGGTATTTCTGATATCAAGGGCCGTCGCGTTGGTAGGCTGGGCGGCACACTCTGTTTGCACTCGACGGCCAACGATCCGGACGCTACCAAAGCGCGCGATTTCTTCGATGCGTCCACCGATTTCAAGATGACCGACGGCATGATCGTGCCGGTGTATTTCCATCACGGTCTGCATCAGCGCATTGGCGTCAAGCAGATTGGAGAAGGTCGCATCTTTCGCGATGCCAATGGCGTGCAGATTGAAGCGGAGATATGGCTCGATGATCCGGATGGTATGAAATCCTACAATGACGCGTGCGCCGGCAAACTGGGCTGGTCCAGTGGCACCGCTGCGCACCTGGTGCAGCGCACGGCAGTCAAAACCGACGCCGGCACTTCGCACCACATCGATCACTGGCCGATGGGATTGGATGCTTCGCTGACACCCACGCCGGCGGAACCACGCAACAAGGCGATGGAGATTAAGTCATCGATCGCCATACCTGCTAATCCTGATGATTGGACACCGGAAGATTGGACGCGCTGGATGGCCAATAGCAACGAAACGTTGCAGGATCTGGCCGATCGCTTGAATGCCGCCAACATGAACAGCAAATCGAAGTCTTATGATTTCGCGTCGACGCAGTGCAATTTATCTGAAGCGGCTGCCGATATCGTCCGCAGCTGGGCAGCGGCGCGGATTCCCGATGAAGTGCTGGCAGATAACGGTCGCGACAAAGAACCTCACATCACAGTACTTTATGGCCTGCATGAAGACGCGATCGAGCCGGTGCAATATCTGGCCGATGGCTTTGGCGAGATCAAGGCCACTGTGGGCGATATCGACGTATTTGGGGCCCGTGATTATGACGTGGTGATTCTGCGCATCGAAAGCAAAGATCTGCACCGTTTGCATGGTCGCTTATCAACACTGCCACACACCTCGACATTTCCCACTTACGAGCCACACATCACACTCGCTTATGTGAAATCTGGCGAGGGTGCGCAGTTCAAAGGCAGTGGACCATTGACCGGCGAGGTTTTGACGTTTGATGGTTTTTCTTTGAGCGATAAAAGTGGCGCGAGGACCAGAATCGAGATCAAAGCTGATATCGATGGCATGAAGCGCGGCAAGTTGCCCAAGAAAGGCGCCGGGCACTGGATCACCCATGCCGGTCATCACGTCTTTATTCCCGATCGTCAGGTAAACGAGGATCATGTGTTCGCCGCTGGCGTAGCGCACGATCTGGGAGAGGAAGCCCACAAAGTACTTGACCAGGCGCACAAGGATGGCGAGATCCAGAACGCGGCGCATTTGCATTTGTCGTTAGCGCACGCCAATCGCCTGAAGGAAAAGGGCGTCGATGAAGTGCAGGCGCTGAAAAAAGGCATTGAGCGTCACGGTTATAACGGCAACGCCAGCCACGCGCAGAAATATCGCAACGCGGTCGAATCGGCGCAGCTGGCGGAACTGATTCGCGCCAACGTCGAGGCACGCCAGGCACGTCGCGATAAGATCGAGACGTTTCGCGCTTCTGGTGAAGATATCGTCGACTATGTGTCGCGCCATGCAGACACCATCGAGGAACATCATCGCATGGCCAAAGAGCTGGGTTTCAACTCGACAACCTGGGACGATCAGCGCAACAACGCGCGACGCGAGAAAGAGCGCAAACGCCGGCGTGCGGACTCGGCACTGCGCGATCGCATTGCGCTGGCCAAAATGGTCGATGAAATCGAGTTCGATATCGCTGACGGTATCAAAGCGTATGATCCGAACCAATCGCGAGATGAGCGCGGTCGCTGGAGCGGTGGTGCCACGCACATCGGTTTGTTGCAGCATACGAACGAACACGTGAAGCCAAAAGCCTGGCATGAACGCACTCCCGACGAAAGCCATGCGATGTTTGAGCGCGCGTTTGCCAGTGCCGGTATTGAAGTTTCAACGCGACAGATGCTCGACAATTCGCGCGAACACTCTGTCACGATTCAGCATCCCAAAGTTGACCGGGCTTTCTACGAGACCGTGCGGGAGCCGCGTGGTGTGCAATACAATCAGGAGCAAATCCGCCAGGTGGCGATCGCGAACTTAGCCTCTCGCGAGCACCAGGCGCATGTCGAGCGCGCCGCCAGCCAGGGCAAGGCGATTCCGGAGCACATCCTGGATCATTATCCGCACCTGCATCCCGACAACGGTGGCCAGGCGCAAGTGTTGGCGGATCCGCGCAAGCCTCACGAGAAACCGAAGTCAGAATATGTGATCGACAAACAGCGCAGCCCGCTGGGTCGACTCGACGCGCTGCATTTCGGAGAAGGGTACCGGAATCCACGCCGCCAGCCGCCAAGCCACACCACGCAGGATGTGTACGAGCGCGAGCATTCCAAGTTTGTGCAGGCAGCGGTCGAGCGCGGTGATTATGTGCCGCGTGAGGTGTTGCACGATTACCCGGAGTTGGCCAAAACCGTGGCGCAGCGTTACGTCAACGCCGACGGCATGACGCCGGCAGAAGTGCCGCCAGCGCCCAAACCGACGCTGGAAATTATTCCGTCGACGCGCCAGCAGATGACATCTCTCAAGATGAACATGTTGCGCCGCGATCTGATGCGTGCGCAGCTCGATTTGTTGCGCATCTAAAAAGTTGACCCAGGGTCAGAATTGAACGTCGAGTAAGTGTTTTTCCGCTTGCTCGACGTTTTCTTTTTCTTTTTGTAGTTTTTCCTCAACCTGTGCTAAAATTGCATCGGTACATAACAGTCATGCCAATCTCCCGCGTTGAACTTCTCATTCAAGTCCTCTATGAAGTGATTTGCTATGCAAAGAGCTTGATGGAGACGCGTTTAAAATGCGTGAGTAAGAGTGAGCAGAAACGGGAACGGCAGGCCATTCATGCGGGAAGTAGCTCAGTAGCAGAGCGGCGGGTTACTTGAATCCGTGCGCGTAGGTGCAAGTCCTACCTTCCTGAACAATGCCATATAGGCCGTCTGTGAGCCTTCATCACGTCGTTCTCTTCTCAGAGAGTGTTGGAGGAAGGGCGAAAGATCACAGAGCATCCAGCGCCGGGTGATGGCCCTGCACGGTGGGCGTGTTGAACGTGCTGCAGCGAAGCCGGACCGCTCTTGGATAAAAGAGGGAAAGGTACCTTCCAGACAGGCCCGTAAACGTCAACGCAGGCGTGACAGCCGGAGAGACGGCACTTTTACAACTTGTTAGGGTGAGTCTTCATTGACTATGCCCGCACATTCGAATTTCATGCGCAGCGACACGCATGGAATCGATGTGCGGGCTTTTTTGTTTTGTATCCCAAAGTACTTTGTCGCAGGAGAGAACACATGAGCACACAGCTCCAGAAAATGCGAGCCGATTTCGAGGTCAAGACCAAGCGGGCCGACGAAATCATCAACAAAGCGGATCCAACGCCAGAAGAAGCGACCGAAGCGGAAACGCTGGTCAACCAAGAACTTCCAGCGCTGAAATCCAAGATCGACAGCCTGGCCGGCCTGGGCGGTCTCAAGGCCAATCTGACGGAACTCAATTCGTGGAACAACGATGCGACTCCGCTGGTGCAGCCTGGCGCTAATGGCGGCAAAAAAAGCGTCGGCAAAACCGAGATCAACCTGCTGACTGGCGAAGTGGTAGACGAATCCGGCGAAGGTCTACTTTCCGAGCACCAGATCAAAGCCACACGCGATCCGCAATACCTGCGTGCTTATAACTCGTTTCTGCGCAATCGCGGTATTGAGAACATGAAGTCGGCGGATGAAATCAAGTCGTTGTCCGAAGGCATCGACACCGAAGGTGGTTTCTTGGTGCCGCCTGAGATCCTGGCCGGCATCATCAAGCGCGAACCGGCTCCCACGCGAATGCTCGACCGCGTGCGCACCATCACGGTCTCTTCTGATCGTGCGATGATGCTGAAGTCGGAATACGACGTTGATGATCTGTATTCCAGCGCCGTGCGCGTCTACAAGACCGCTGAAGGCGCGGCTGCCACCAAATCGGATAAGCCGGTGTTTGGCACGCTGCAGATCGATGTTCACCAGTTCACTGCCGAACTTTCGATTTCGCGTATGCTGCTCGAAGACACCAGCTTCGACTTGATCGGCTTTGTTGCTGAAGAATTCCGCACCGCTTATCGTAACTTCCTCGCCAGGAGCCTGCTGCAGGGTTCGGGTGTCGGCGAGCATCATGGTTTGCTCACCCGTGCCGGCAAAGCCAAAGGTCCGGAGATCGTCAATTCCGGTCATGCCAGCCAAGTCACATGGACGGGCTTGCGCAAGATCAAAAACGCCGTGCCCGAGCAGTACGATGAAAACAGCATCTATTGCTTCAACAAGAAATCCACCCAGGATGCCATTGAGGCGCTGGTGGATAACGATGGGCGTCCGCTCTGGCCGGAGTCGCAGCGTTCGGGCTTGGAAAACGGTGTGCCGGGCCGCCTGCAGGGCTATGGTTACATTCGTGATCCATTCATGCCCGATGTGGCGGCGAATGCTTTGGCCTACTGGTTCGGTGATCCGCTGGGTTATTACCGCGCCATGCGTTTGGGCATGAGCATCGAGCCGTTGCGCGAAATCGAAGCGCGTCGCGGTCAAGTCGTGTTCCTCGCTCGCTTCCGTGATGGTGGCGATGTCGGCGAACCGTGGCGCCTCAAAGTCGGCAAGATCGCCGCGTAAGCGCTGCATCTCCTGTGTTCTCTCTCACCAGGCCGGTTTAACACCGGCCTGGTGTTCATCCATCCAAAGTACTTTCGAAGGAAAAAATGAATAGACAGCTTCTCACATCTGCAGTGCCGCTTTTAGCTTCTGGCGCGGTCGCCGCTGGAGTCACGCAAGTCGTGGGCTCAACGATCGATACCCAGGGCTATCAAGATATCACCATCATCGCGCATTTGGGCGCCATCACCGCTACAGGCACCGCCACACTTAAAGTTGCCCAGGGCGAACAGGCCGACGGCTCCGATAAAGCCGATTTGGCCGGCAGCGCCGTAGTGGCCACCGATGCCCACTCCAACAAAGCCATCGCGATCGATATCCATCGCCCGACCGAACGCTACATCACGCCGATTCTCAACCGTGCCACTGCCAACGTGGTAGTGGTGGCCATCACAGTGATTTTGCACGGCGCCGCTCACACACCGGTGCAACAGTCCTATGTTGTCGCGCACAAGGCGTTAAACGGACCGGCTGAAGGCGCTGCTTAATTTCTGACCCTGGGTCACTTCTTCCATGTATCGCAACTTCCCCACTGACGCCGATCTGCGCGCGTTTCTGGTCAAAAACAATCTGGTGGAGTCGGATTATGCCGGTGATCTGCGTGCGCCCACTCTGGCGGTTCAGGATCAGTGGAAGCTCGATACAGAGTTTTCGCCGTTTCTGGCCGATCCGGAACCATCAGAACGCACGTTCGATGCGCCGGGACCCCGAATGCCGCGCCATCGCACTTACACCAGCTTGCTGATGGGCGGCGGAAGTGGCAGCGGCGGCGGAACGTTGCTCGATTTGGGTGCGGGTGTTGTCGGTTCGCCGGTTTCGGTTGTCATCGACGGTCGAACCCTGATCGAAAACGAAGATTTCGTGATGCTGATGAAAAACGCGCCAGCGGAAGATCAGCCGTACACACAAATTCGTTTTACCAGCCCGGTCTACTCGAAGCCTAACGGCATCGTGATTACGGCGCTGTGGGGCTTCTGTGCGCTGCCACCAGCCGGGAAGGGTATTCCGGCGCTGGCGTGGGAAGGCTGCCTGCAGGGCGCGGCGGCCATGTTCTTTTATGCGCTGCCCAACGTGCCAGATCTGGAAAGCATTTCGCGTGCTGGTATCTCCGAATCTTTCGAGATCGCATCGACTGTTACGGCCAACCAGCGGGGCGAGGCGTTGATCAAAACCTACCATAGCGCGGCAAAGCGTTATCGTCGAGGTGGCGAATGATAGAGACCTTTGATTGGCTAACAACACGTTCCGTAATGGTGTCGCCGATCTATATGATGACCTCCTATCCAATCACGGTTTTTAGTGTGTGCTATTGGATTTGGTGGCTTCACAAGAGATTCAAGTAAGGCGGTGAGTAGTGAGTAAAGAGGCGTACTCGTGGAGTATTTTGCTGGCGTATCCGTTCTTGTTGGCTTGGCAGGCACTGGCATTACATGTGATGTGGAATTGGTTCGTGGTGACACATTTTCATGTCGCTCCGCTTCCCGTTGCAATTGCCGCCGGTCTGATTCTGATTAGGGGACTTTTGACCAAGATCAATAAAGAAGACCGCCAATCACTGAACGACATGACTTGTAATGAACGGGCAAAGGCATTTGAGTCGATTGTGGGTTTTGCCTTTAGCGTACCGCTGGGGACGTTAGGAATAGGTTTCTTACTCCACCGGCTATTCGTCCTATGAAGCCATTTGACTCGCGGCGTTATCGTCGACAAAACCAGGAGCGCGGCCAACAGGTACGCTGGTGGGCGGCGATTCCATGCGAGTGCGTCGATCCACCCACCGGGCAACGCGATAGCAACTGCACGCTGTGCGAGAAAGACGGCTTTCGCTACCTGGAGCAAGAAATACCCGACGGCATTGATGGCCGGCCAGCGCGGGCGATCTTCTACGAAACCACCGTCGCACACCAGGATGCAGAATTCGGTTTGATCCAAGTCGGACAGACCGCTGTTTCGGTTTTTCGCGATGAGATCGATCTGCGTCGCAAGCATATCTTAGTCGGACTGCATTTCGTCGAGCCCGAAGGCAAAGTCGTGGTGCGCGGATCCGGTGATATCGATGTGCTGACAACCGGCGTGGTGAAGTCGATCAGCCTGGTGACGCAGGGTGCCATGGTTTATGGTCCAGATCTGCATTACCGTCCGACGGAAACCGGTATCGAGTGGATCCATGCCACGCGACCGGCGCCGGGCAGCCGTTACAGCGTCGCGTTCGACTTTCATCCCCGCTACGTGGTTTTGGACATCAACACGCAGCTGCAGGAAATGGGCAGCGACGAGCGGCCATTGATGACCGACTTTATTCTGGTTCGCCGCTAAGGGTTAGCGGCGCTCACAACCGACAGAGAACGCGCGAACCCTTAGTCATGCCCGACCGCCGGTTCTCGCGTTCTCTTACCCATAAATTTACATGAATCAGGGAGTCTTATGAAAAGACGAAATGGACAGACTATTGGCGAGGCGTTGCTGGTCATCGTGATTGTCGCGGCGGTAATGGTAGGCGCGTTTTCGCTCATTAGCCACGCAAGGCGCAACCCGGCGCAGATCGCTGACCTGGATGACACACCGACGGTTCACCACGTTTATCACGGTGGACGCACCACACCGGCGGTCATTCATCGCACCACGATTATTAAGCAAAATCGCACGGTCTATACACCGCAGCCCAAACGCATCGAGATGAAGCGAGCCGCAGCGATTCGCACGCCTAAACCTTACGTGGCCATCTCACGCAGCGGCACGATCCGGGTTTCGCCGGTGCCTGGTGTCGACTATTATAAATCGACTCCAAAATATTCCAGTTCGACACCAAGTTATTCCCGATCGACATCGAGCAGCTCGCGAAGTACTTCGAGCTATTCGTCGAGGCGGTGAACGATGGCAGATCCGACACCAGCCGAAACGATGGAAGGTGCACGGCTCGATGGGGGTCGAGTGCGACCGGCACGCGCTGAAATCCTACGCCTGCAAAGTACTTTGTTGCCGGCGTTGGTGGCATATCAGAACGATCGCGAGGGCTTGACTATTCCGATCCCCGAACGCTTTCGCTATGCGCGCACCAGCCTGGGCAAAGTGCAGTTTCCCACCGTTGTCATCGGCGCCCGGCTCGAATCGCCCACCGTCGCGATCCGGACGCAGCAAAAGAAGATCCTGGTCTCGATTACCGCGCTGGGTGAACCGATCGAAGTCGGCGAGCAGTGGGATGATCTGTGGGACATCGTGGAGCTGGCGGCGCGCATCATGGCCAAAACCAAAAGCGGCTGGAAACTGCCCGACAGTCGACCGGTGTGGCTCGGCTGCAAGCTCGACACGATCAGCGACGTGTTGCCGGATTACTGGCGCGAATATGCTGGCGTGCGCGCTGAATTCAACATCAATCAAACCGGGCTCGATCTCTGGGAGCCCGCCTGATTGTTTCTCTATTTTTTCAACTCCAAAGTACTTTGAAGGAGCTCTCATGAGCGAGCAAAACGATACACAGGCCACGCCGGATATCTGCACCGATCAGGTTCCGCTGGTCGATAAGAATCCCTTTGGCCACGGCATTCCCCGCGAACCGGAAGAGTCGGCACCTGGCAACCCGGTCGAAGCCGAAGGTTTAGCCATCAAGGCGTTTGTTGACGAAACGCCGGATGAAACACAAGGCGGTGACACCAGTGGCGAACGTTGAATACGAGGGCAATTCCTATGATGGTTTTGAGGGTTATGTCGGTTTTGCTCTTGAAACCGGGATGCTGGGGTCGACCGCGACCGAACTGCCGGCATCGCCCACGCTGGCGCCGATTGGTTTCGCCTCTTCCCCTGAAATCGATACGCCGGAAAGTCTGTCCGATGTAATGGGCGTGGGACGCAAGAACGCCTTTGGTTTCAAGGGCAAGCGTCGTGAGCCTTACGCTAAAGGTAGCTTGCTACTCTCGCACGCTGCCAACTGCAAAAAACTTTTGCAGGCGAGTTCGAGCAATACACCCACCTCGGCGATCGCGGCAGTCAATCGACACGCCGGTATGCCGGTGGTGACATTGGGCGGCGGTGTCGCCAACCCTGATGATGTGGCACGGCGCATTCTGTGGCAGGTGCGTTATGGCATGCTCTCCAGCCTGTCGCTCATGATCGCGATGAATGAGCTGGTGCGTCTGGAATACGAAATCAGGGCGCTGACAGCGGTTAAAGCCAGCTCTGTTACACCATTCACCGATAGTGCGATCGTCACGGCTGGCGGGACACCGTTCACCATGGACGAGTGCTGGATGGAGTACGATGACGATACCAATACCATCGATCTCTCAGGGATCGCGGAAAATATCCGTCTCACCATTGCCAACCAGATCAATCTGCGCGGCATCCGGCATCCACATCCGGAGTTGAAGGATGCGCACCCGCTGACCCGTGCACCGCGCCAGCTGACCGCCGGGAAAGAAACCACCGGCATCGAGCTGGGGCTAACCGACGAAGTACCCACCGTGCCGGGAACGTTGAACTTTCGCCTGAATAACGGCATCGGGCAAGTCAACTGTTCGCTGACCGGCATCGCGCTGGCCAATAACACAATGAACGCAGCGGACGCCGAATCGCCGTTCACATTTGCCACCACATTCCGCTCGACGAGCATGATTTTCTCTTGATTTGTGACCCTGGGTCACATTCTGTTCCTGTTTTGAATTTTCGCCTATAAGTGAGGGCAAAATGCCACAAGGTAAAGTGTTTTGGTTTTACAGCACATTAGATGCAAGCGGATCCGGAAAACCTGATCCGACACGTGATGAAGATGTGAGCGAAGTACACATCAGCGAATTGTCGGACACGACGATCGATCCAATGGTGCCTGGTGCACTCGATGGTGTCGCAGCGATGTTTGAATCGCAGCCTACCATCGACGAAGACGAGGCCAACGCTGACATCGAGTCGGAAAGCACTTCAGTCGAAGAGGCTCCCGAAGAAGATGCCGAAGACGATGACGAGCTGGAGGAAGACATTTTCTCCAACCAGTCGGAAATGCTCGGCACCAAGAAGGGCTACACCCTGACGGTGACGATCGGCAAAACCAAGTTTTTCGGCGTTGAAGCGACGAAGGAAGTCGAAGCCGCTTACCGTAAACAGATCAAAGCGGTCGAAAACGAAAGTAAGGTGATCGGCAAGCTGCAGGAGCAGCTGCAAGCGCAGGCCAAAGCGAACAAGCTCGATGAAGCTGCTATTGAAAAGCGTAGCGCTGAAATCGAGTCACGTTCCGAAGCCAATGCAGGCCGCATCATCAAGGCCAATGAGTATTTAATCAATCGCACCGTGCGCGATTGGTCAAACCCAACCTGGCCACGTAAACCGCGCTGCACAGAAGCCAACCGCGCCAAGATTTCGCCGTCGCGAAAAGCGCAGCTGGCTGATCTGATTATGCAGAAGACCAAAACGGGACGTGCGAACTCGGATTTTTTAGTGCCATCCTGACGCAGGAGCTTTGCGGGAAGCGCGCTACATCACTCCGGACGCGTTTCCCAGACTTAGCTCGCTACGTCGATGACTTTTACCGCGCACTCAAATTTCCTAACGCTTTTGACTGGCATTCGATGCCCGTCGCATGGCGGCAAGCGCAAGACGCGCTATCGGCGGAATATGAGCGCGTGCAGGGCGAATTACAAGTGCTGTTGCTGAAAAAGCGCACGCTGTAATTCGCCTTTTTCTATTTCAGTTTTAAGGTACTTTGCGATGGGTTCTCTCACAAGTTTGTTTGCAATGATGGGGCGCGGTGCGCTGTCGGGCTCGATGGGCGGCGCCGGCAACATGGTGTCTATGGTGACAGGACTCACCACACGGCTCACCAGCGCACTGTGGGAGGGCTTAGGCAAGGTTCTGGGATTGATTACCGGCTCGCTGCGCGGCGTACTGTCGATTGCGGCGCGTTTGCCGGGCGTGGTGTTGACGGGGCTCACCAAAATCACCGACGGTGCCGAAGGGGCGCTGTCGGCTTCGGCGCGTGCTATTGCTTTCGGGTTACGCAGCATTCTTACCGGCGCCGTCGCGGCGCTGACGGTTGCCGTCGGTGGCCTGGTGGTGGCCACAACGCGCGCGGTTTCGATTACTCGCGATTGGGCGCGCAACATCAACGCACTCAGCGGCGGCACCGGCTTATCTTCGCGGGCCGCTGGTGGCCTGCAGGGCCGCTTTGGTGCCTTTGGGCAGGATGCGTCCCGACTCTTCGAAAACCAGAACCCCTGGGCTTTTGGAATGCGCGCCAGCGCGTTCGGTTTGCCCAACTATACCAACTCACAGTTTTTGCCCCAACTGGCGGGCCGCTATCAGGGCATGATGGCCAGCGGGCCGATGGGTCAGATGTTAGGCCGCGCGCAGCTGCAGGCGATGGGGCTCGACAATCGCGAGATGCGTGGTTTGCTCACCACGCCGGTCGCAGATATCCAGGGACAGCTCGGCTTTCAAAGTCGCGTACAGAGTGGCCTGGGCATCGATCCCACAACCGTCGCCAACCTCGGACGCCAGTTCGAGCTATTAAGCGGTCGATTTAAGATGCTGGGCGAGGGCGCTTTAACTCGCCTGGCCATTGAGATTCTCCCGCGTTTAAACGGGATGCTTGATGCGACGGCCAATTACCTGGCGAACAACGCCGGGCAGATCTCCAATCTGATCACGCAGGCCGTTACGATCTCGATCAATGCTCTGGTGGCGCTGGCCACGGTGCTTGTCAGTTTGCCGGATGCGGCGTTGACGTTTGCCGATACGATGCTGGCCGGTTTGTCCGCTGTTATCGGTGCCGTGCCCGGTCTCTGGGAAAGCTTCCTCACCGGCATCAGCATTGTGCAGGCAGCGGTTGACCCGTTGTTCTCGACGATCGTGCAGGGTTTCGACTACGTGGCGCAAACGGTGCCCGGTGTCATCGAGTCGTTTAACTTCGGTGTTGAAACCTTGCTCACCATGTTGCAGACCGGCATCGGCACAACCGGCTCTGTCGTGGTCACCATGATCGGCGCAATCCAGACTGCACTCAATTCCTTGCTGCGATCGCAGTTCGTGCAGGCAGCTCTCAAATCGTTGCCGGCAGTGGCACAGATCGGAGGCGCTTTGCACCAGGCGACGGCGGGCGGCGCCAATGCCGGGCAAAGTTTGGGCACTGCGCTGGGTGGCGATTCCTGGGGCGGCGTCGGTTATCTGGCTGGCGGTTACTTGATGGGCAAAACACTGCTGGGCGGCGCGGGCAAACTGATCGGCGTCGGTGCACGTGGCTTGTGGGGCTTAGGCGGTCGAGCGGTGGCTGGCATTGGTGGCCTGTTCGGCGGTGGTGCAGCAGCGGGAGCTGCAGGCGCGGCGGGCGGTCAGCTCGTGTTGCCCGGAATGGGCGCGGCAGCAGCCAGCGCCTGGCCAACGCTGGCCGGTATGGCGTCAGCCGTCAGCGCACCCGTCATCGGCGCCGGTATCGGCTTGGGAGTCGCTGGTTATGAAGGTTTGCGCGCGTTGAATATGGGGCCGTGGAAGAATCTTCCCTCCAGCGGCGCGATCCTGGGTCATTATCTCGGTATGGGTGGCAACCCGGCGGCGCAAGCGGCAGCGGCCAGCGGTGCGCCGTATCAAGTCGACTTCCAAAGTACTTTGAACTCGATGACGGGCGCCTGGAATCAGGCAGCGGCCCATCCAGGCAGCTGGGCTCGGGATTATCGTGGTTTGCCAGGCCGCGCGACATTGATGGCGCAGGGCGCGATGAGCGGCGTTTCCGGCTGGATCGGTGGAGCGGTCGAGCAGGGCACACGCGAGCGCGGCAGCTGGGCTCATTCCGCCGATAATCGTTTAGGCAATCCGTTGCGCGATCTCACAGCCGATGCCCAACGCGAGCTGGCGCAGGCACGTGCGATCCTGAAGGAAAAGCGCGACGAGGCGGACGGCAGCGATCTGAAACAGGTTCTGAACGCGTTGCTGCAGGAAATGAAGGGCGTTAACGCCAACACGAAACAGAGCGCTAAAAGCGATCAGGTGTTACCGCAATATCTGCAGGACTTCGCAGCGAAGTTGTTGGGCCACGCGCTGCACGCGATGGCGCAGAATAGCGCACTGGCCGATATGAGCGTCGGATAAAAGTACTTTAACATGGCTGACATCACGATCTCATTTCAATTCAACGGCTTTGTCTATTATGCATTGCCTCCCGATTTATGGTTTTTTAGCACACGCCCCATTCTTAAGCCTGTGTTTGGTAATGGTGGTTCGACGGCCAGCGGCTACGAACTGTACCGCCCATCGGCATATTTTGGCACATCAGACACCCCAAATGGGTGTTCTTTCACTGTCTCCAATCTGACGCAAACTAACCTCAACCGTCAATTTAGTGTAGTGGCTACTTTTCCCGATTCAGCCTTTGATCTGCCACTTTTCCAGGTCGATGATGATGCAAATCTGCCCGAAGGCAATATCAGCGGCACGGCTCACACCGCGCGCATTTTTATCGCTTGGGTGCGTAATCAGAGTGACGGCCCCGGCAAGGGCACCTATGGCATGGCCTATCAGTGGTTGTTGCAGTGCCCGCGCCTTTATCCTTCGGATTATGTGACTCAGGTGCTTGATGGCCGCACCGTTTTGCAACGCACCTTTGACATCGGAACACAGCAGTATGTGGTGAGTGCCAGCGAGCGATACGAGGGCGATGACATCATCTTTCGTAAAGATACCGTGAGCAGCCGAAGGCCCTACCGTGCGCAACGTCCCGCCTTTTCCTACTTTGCGCCACCTGGCCAGGCGGGGGCCGGTGGTAACTCCAGTACTTTGACTTCGCCCTCTTCTTCGCCCACCGTCAGCCAGTTCGAGTTCGATTGGGGCAACGGCGATGCGGTGCAAGTCGCGGCGACCAACGCTTCGCTGGTCTCTTTCACGGATGGCCAGGCGCACCCGCTGGCCGCTGAAGTGACGCGTTCCCGTTTACAGATGGTGCAGCCCACAGTGCGGGCGCGTGATGGCTGGGGTCACCTGGGCAACAAGATCAACATCGCACTGTTTCCTAAAGCTGACTTGACCGGCTCTGATAATCCAGAATGGAATGCTTCCAACAGCTTCGGAAGGGGCACTGCGCTGAGTGCCTGGGATTGGACATTCCCTGGTGGATTGTCGGCAACCGGCGAAACCGTGACTCAAGATGTCGGCACGGACGGCACGGTGCGGCTTTACGTGACCGACGCAAACGGGCGCAGCGATTATGTTGATCTGGCTATTGAAGTTGGCGGGCGTCTCGGGCTTTGTGTCGACGAAAACGGCATCATCTACACCACACAGAAAAGCGGCAATAATCTGCAGGTTTACCGCTATGTTACGAATGCAGGGTCACAGGAATTGGTGGCCACGCTGGCCAACCACAAGGATGGCAGCTTATTCCAGAACGGCAGGCCAGGCGCGGGCGGGCCGTTGTATCTGTGTGCTTTTGATTCGAGCGCAAGTACTTGGCGACTGCGCAAAAGTGACAATTTCGGGGAGACGTGGACAATCGTGTCAGCACCACTCAATTCAAATTATGTTGGCGTCGATATGATCGGCACCATGGAAGAGATCATGATCGCCGCTGGTGTTCACAAAACAAATAACACCATCGACGTGTTTCTATCGTTTGACCAGGGCGCCAACTGGACGGCAGCCGGCAACGCCGGAACGCTCTCGACTTCACCCAAAGCCGTCTCGCTCTCGCAAAAGAATGCCAGCGGCGACAGTCGCATCGTTTTGATCGCGCCAGGCATCTTGAAGTACTCCGATAAGCTGGCCGAGTCGGGCAGTTGGAATAATTTGTAAGGTAATATAAACATGTTCGCGCGACCTTACATTCTGACCCAGGGTCACATTCGGGTGCGAATCTGGGGAATTACTATCTGCAGCGCATAAACCGCGCTGTATGGCCCGTAAATCAATCCCAGAACTGCGCGTTATCGCGTCTCCTAAATCCGCAATTCCCAACAAGAACACGGCCGGCGTTTTAGTCGCGCAGGTGTTTTCCGATCGCATGGCGTTTGGCCAGGGCGATGGCGCCGGTCTGGGTTTCCAATCACACAACCCCACGATCGCAAGCACCTGGCTTAACAGTGGTGTCACCGGTGCGTTTTCCAACGTGTCGGATTCGCTGGAGTTTGTCCGCTTCCACCGCGATGGCCGCGTCACGATGGGCGCCTCACCACAGATCACGAGTCGCGATGAGGTTTCCGGCTTTACTCTCAAAGGTCGCATCGTCCCCAACGACGCCCGCGTGAATGGCACGCTGGCCGGATCCAGTTCGCTGGCGTCTCGCAATTACACCACGTTATCAGGCAGCCACAAAAGCGTGCGAGCGGCCAATGGCACGGCGCATTTCGTCAATACCGGCAGCCAAACCACCGAAGCGATTAAAAGCGCTGATCTGCAGGCCGGACAGGGTTTCACGGGCGAGCTCTATCCATCACTGAAAAGTACTTCCAACGGCGCGGGCAAAGTTCCGGAAGGCGTGGTCACCTGGGGCGCTGATAGTTTCCGCGTGCGTGTGGTCCATAACGGCACACCGGAAATTCAAAAGAAGTTACCAGCTGGTTTGTGGGTCAACTTACGTCGCCTCGATGGTGTGCCCACCGTGCGCTTTGATGGCGGCGCGGTGCCGTTCTCAGTGCGACGCATCGGCGGGCGCCTGGTGTTCTCGATCCAGGGGCAAACCTTCCACTTCCTCGAAACCGATGAAGCCGGCAAAGGCACGGCAACCACGTGGCCAGCTGGGCCGGTTGTCGTATCGGCTTATGGTTGCCGGATCCGTGGTGGCATTCATCCCATCGACTACAAGAACGCGGACAACACCGATCAAAGCGGCTCCTTCACGATCAAAGAACCGCGCAACGCTTACGCGGACGATTCCGCCGATGGTTTCACCGCCGGCTATAAACCAACGCCGGAAAGCGTCACGATCGATGTCACGGCGCCTGCAGGTGCCGTGCAAACCAAAGTGACTTTAACCGCGGCGAATGGTGGCATCGATGCGCCACTGGTGACCAAGGCGCTCGCGCAGTTTCCGCTGTTGACACGCGAAAGTTCTGGCGACGGGATCGACATCGGCCCGGCGGTCACGTTTGCCACCTTGCGGGATGCAATGCCGCCGATCGCACCAGGCGCCGAGTTGCGTTTGGACGTGGATCGCATGATCCTCGACGAACTATTTCCGGCGGGCGCCTGGCGCGATTATGTCGATGAATTCTGCCCCATCACTTTCGAATATCGATGGCATTACACGAGCGGCGATCCGGGGCCATGGATCCAATGTTTTAAGGGCTATGTGTTCATTCCCAAAGAGGAAACCACCGGCGTCGACGAACGAAAACTTAGCCTGGTCTGCTATGACGAGATCATCCGCCTGAAAGACCCCGCCGGCATCATCGATCATCGTTATCCGCCACTCGATTTTCTCTTCGCTCGCAAGCAAAAGCTGGCGCAGAGTTTGGGCGCGCAGTCGCTGACGGACCTCAAACTTTACGGCGGCGAATGTGTGCGCGAGATTCTGCGTCTGACCCTGGGTCAGTTTGAAGCGAATCGCCTCAACACCACCGGCTACAACGACGAAACCAGCCTGGGCACCCGTTTTGGCTCGATGAAGTTTTTCAGTGCGGACCATTACGCGCTGCTCGATGCCGGCAAGGACTCGACCGGCTTGATCCCACTATCGCAGCTGGCCAACGGCAACAGCGTGCCCACCACGGGCGGCTGGATGTTACCGGCCAAATGGGAGTCGGACGCGCTATCGTGGATTCACGATTTCGAGGAACAAGATCAGGGTGTCTTTTTTTATGGCCATCCCAATGGCTACGACGGTGAACGCCCTTATCCCCTCTACGGGAACCTCGCTAACATCATTGCCGCGCGATCATTCACCCATTTGATTCCCGATGCAATTTATCAGTCTGGTGTTTTGGGTGATGTCGATGCCGATACATTGCTGCAAAAAGTCTCCATCGATGCGCGTCCAGATAAGCACTTTAATCGCGTGTGGGTTCTGGCGCGTGGCCTGTTTGGCGACGGCTTGGAAGGCATTCTCCCGGCGATGCGCATGGCCGTGGCGGAACTGCCCGCAGGCGACCCCAATGCAGCGGCTTACAGCTGGGAACGCACCAAAGTGATTCGCAACAACCTGGCGGGCTTTCCTGGTGGCGCCGAAGCGCTGGCCTATGTGTATATCGAATTGCTCTCCAATGTAATTTTGAAGTGGCCCACATTCCAGTTCCGTGGACGCGATTACCGGCCATTGTCGAATGAACGCCCGGTGCATTTTGGCGACAAGCTGATCGCCAAAATGGACGGCGCTGAATCGGATAGCGGGCTGGGCATCAGTGGTGTCAACTGGCGTGTGGAACGCTGCGAACACGTGTGGGACATGCAGGATGCTTTCGATCACTGGACAACGGCCTGGTGTCGCCCGCTCTTGTCGAACGGATTATAAATCATGAATTTTTCTCTTCTCGATGCAGCCGCTCTCAAACGCGCCAGTGCCGCCAAAGCTGGAGCTGAAGCGGCACAAAAGTACTTTGCGCAGATCGACGCATCCCGCCAGGGATCAATCACCAGCGATCCGGTGCGTGGCGCGTTTCAAAACGAGGATGGCTCCTGGACCGCAACTTTTAAAGCAGGCATGGTTGTGGGTGTGGCGCCGGTGTCGAATCGCAAGCGACTTTCCTAATGTGTGTAGAAAAGTGCGATTTACTACACACGAACTCACAACGTGCGTAGAAAAGTGACCCAGGGTCACATCTGAGTCACAATTCCTCAAACATACCCCACGGTGCTTTAAACCGTGGGGTATGTTATTGCCTCGCACCGGTTTGCCAGATTCGTATATCAACAACACAACGCCCTACGATGGTGGCGACATCGAACGCGTGCACGGAATGCTCGAAAACGGTCTCGTTCCTCTGTTTATGATGATCGGCGCCGGCGTGTCGCATCGCTATGGTGCCACGGCATTCAAGGCAACGGCCAACGGCACCAGTTCGGTGTCGATAGCGGCAGGCAGTGGTATCGCAACCTCGTTTACCTATGGCGCCGTCCCGCTGGAGAAGAACGCCGCCACGATCCTTAACGGCCTGGCCGTCAGCTCGACGCTGTATCTGTTTGCAATGATTGAGGTTTCGGACTTCAACAATTCGCGCAAAACCGGCATTCCCCTGTTTGATACGAATATCAGCAACGCGGTGGATGGCGGCCTGTTGCTGGCCAAACTCGACATCGACGGCGCCGGCGTGGTGACTGTTACCGATCAGCGCCAGGCGTGTGGCATTCCCGCGATGGCCGATGCCGACGCGCTGCCCAATCAGCTGTATTACTCGACCACGATTTCAAAGCTCGCCTACAAGAATCCGGTGGGCGTGGTGAACGCACTCTATTAACCATGAAAACCACTGAACGTGTCGTGATCGGCACCACGCTGGGCCTGTTGGCCTGGGAAGGTTTCACCTTCATCAATCGCGAAAAGAAAGACACCATCTCCGAAATTGTCTGGGGCTGGAATAAGCGCACGCCGCTGGTGGCGTTTGCGATCGGCCTGTTGTGCGGCCATTGGTTCTGGCAGAAAGCCGAAAAGGACACCAACGAATGAATATCCAAGCCTTAGAGACTGAACTCAATCAGCCACAATACGAAGACAAAACCGACGCTGAAGTACTTTCGATGCTCAACGATCAGAGCATCGAATCTTTCGTCGAGCCCGCCACACCAGACTTGACGAACTTTCTTTTCAACAACGGATTGTATGCCAAGCTCCTGGCTGCTTATCGTAACCCGCAAGTGCCGCTGCAAATACAAGTGGCGGCGGAATCCGGCTTAGACCTGGCGCAGTCGCAAATCCCCAACGTCAACCTGCAAAATCCTAATATTCAGTTGATGCTGGGCGCATTAGTTCAGGCGGGCGTGTGGACTCAGGCCGAAGCCAATAGCGTGCTAAATTTCGGGAGACGCACTCACAGCCGAGCTTCGGAGTTATTCGGTGCAGATGTGACGCAAGCTGATCTCGACGCAATGCGCCTGCATCAACTCTTACAACCCAAGCTCGACATGACGCGGCAGAAACGCGCGGTGCTCGATGCGATCATCGGGCAACTGGAAGCGGGCGTTGATGTGGATATTGAGGGAGTGCTTTAATGACAAACTTTTGCTGTGACACCGTAAACGGCAATGATGCTTGGCCGGGCACACCAGCACAACCCAAGAAAACTTTTGCGGCTGTGGCGGCTCTCGTCACCAATCCCGCTGCGGACAAGGCGATTTTTAAAGCATCTCCGGCCCCTACGATGGTAGGTGGCAATGCAATGGCGACGTGGAACGATTTGGCGAAGTCTATTGCGGTCACGTGGCAAACGCAGCAACTGGCTGACATCGACAAGTGCGAAGTAGCATGGACGGCGGGCGCAGTCGGAAGTAGCGGCACACCTCCCCTTGATTCTGCCACAGGAAAGAGGGTCGCGAGTGTAAATGGCTCTCCACGTCTAAACATGACAGGAGCCACTGGCCTCGTAGGTTATCGTTCACTTGGCGCCAACTTCGACTTCTCTGCGTACCAACAGGTTTCTTTTTGGATCAGAACTAATGCCAATCAGACTTCGGGTTCTTCGCGTATGAGCTTGCGTCTCTGTTCTGATGTAGCAGGCGCGGTTACTGTCAACACCATTCCTATTCCTGCCCTCGTCGCTGGTCGCTGGACGTTGGTGACCGTAGACACCGGAGGAAATTTGGGGAACAGCATACAGAGTGTTGCTCTCTATGCTGACCAGACAAACAGTGCAGCGACAATTTGGCTCGACAATATCATCGCCTGCAAAAATGCAGCGAATGCACTCACACTGACAAGTCTTATCTCGAAGGGCACCGCTGGCGAAACCTACTATGGCATTGCCTCAATCGAGAATATTACTGGTGCTGGCTGCACAATCTACATCGACAACCAGACCGAGACGCTGCGCAATACAGGTCGCGGCTACGCGGCCCAGACACCAGGACTGAATGAGACACTGGCGCTGTGGAAGCGCGAACCGATTACGCTGACGCAGGCGGGACTTTCATTGAGTGCGAGTGCGTTTTTTACCACCGCACATGGCACCGTTGCGGCTCCCATTCGTTTTGAATTTGGCTATGAGAATCTCAACGACCCCGCTCCTACTGGTGAAACGTGGTTCGACGGTCAGAACGGCTTCGCTAATCTTTTTACTGTCAGTCATCGCTACAATCATGTGAGTGGTTTAGGCGCTGTTCGCTTCTCAAATGGGCTGGTTCTTAATAATGTTCGTGGCAATGTGCTTCAAGTGGTGGGGATCAATAACAGTAACGCAGGTGTATCTGTGCAGAACTCCACCGATTTTTCTCTCACAGCCGGTGCCTTGAATAATAACGGCTCGGCGGGCTATGCTTCTGCGGGAACTGGTTTTGGACGGATTTTAATTAGAGCCGGGCAAGCCAACGGGAACACTATTTATGGATTTGCCTTATCTTCCTTTGAAGATGTGGTGCCGCTAACGGGCAAGAGAATGCCGGTGCGTTTGAATGGAGGGACGCCGATCAGCTTTCAGGGGCATTCTTGTGTGGTGCGAGATGCTGATTTTAGCAGCAACAGTAACCTTAGTAATCAGGCTGCTGCACCATCAATCGGCCCTTCAACTGACGGATTGAACTATGTCATTGATTGCACGCTCTCGAACAGTGGAGCCGTTCCTAACTTTCTCAACACTTCGTTTCGGCATCTGAACTCATTGATCGCAGCAAAGAATGTCAACCGTGTCGCTGGTGATGATCGCATCTATACCGATGATGCAGTGATTTCCTCGGATACGACCACCACACGCACTGCAGGCCGCTCATGGAAGTGTAATTTTCAAGGGACTACACGCGATGCTTCCTATCCGGTTCGTTTCCCACTTACACGATTGTTCTGTCGCGCCGCTCGTGCCGTGACGGTCAAGGCGTCTATGCGTCGTGACAATATCAACGCAGTTGGGCAACTTTTTGTGCGAGGTAATTCTATAGCCGGTGTTGCGGCTGATCTGAGCGCCAGCGCATCGGGAGCCATTAACCAGTGGGAGACGGTCACACTCACCTTTACACCTACGGAGGACGGTTTCGTTGATGTCTGGTGGGGCAGTTACAGCAGCGTGATAAATGCTAATGTGTGGGTTGATGATGTGACCATTTCGGGTGCAGTCACTACACGCGAATCAAACACGCTCGATATTGGTTTCTTTGGTGCGCCCTTTGCGGCTGGTGTCAACGGCAGCACAACAACTTATTTGTCTCTGGCGTGGAATGATGTGCAATTAGCCGAAACCATTCGCGCCACATTGCCGCTAGGCGAAGCTCCCGACGCAGCGCCTACAGCCACACTCTACAAAAACGGCGTGATTGTGCCGGGTGCGACGATCAACATCGCGTCTGCAGGTGGCAACGACTACGACATCACGACACAGATTGCAGCAGGTTGGGCCGCTGGCGATAGCTACAAGCTCAAAGCCTCGTGGACTATTGCGGGTGATGTCTATTCGCAGATGATTGCGCAAGGTAATGTTCGCGCGGTGCCTAACACCATTGCACCCGACAATGCCACCATCAACGCCATTCATGCCGATTATGCGCGCCGTGGTGACTTGCCGACCGATTATCAACAGCGCAATGTGGCTGTAACGCTTCCGGCTGACGCAGCGACAAGTGAGAACGTGCAGGACGTGCTCGATGCGCTCGAAGTCTTGAAGGGTGCGGGTTGGACAGATGAAACGTTGAAGGCCATTTTTGAGGCACAAAGTACTTTGCAGCAAAGTGCGACCGAGATGGAAACCGATCTTGAAGCCATTAAGATCAAAACGCTCACCTTTGGCAGCGGCCCAGCTGTGGTCTATTCGCCGGTCATTTCAGTCGGGTTTATTGAACTGGTAGATGGCAGTGATTACTACCAGAGCGAAGGCCGCGCCGTTGTGGTGCCAATGGCCAGCGGCAACATCATGGCGATCCGCGATCAAATTGCACAACTGCAGTTTGTTGTCGATGACGACGATGCGTTCCTGATTTCAAATGTCGATTATGAAAACACGGACGACGGCATCGTCGCGATCGTGGAGCTGAGTGGCGCACAGGTTAGCAGCATTGGCATGGGCGACCACACCTTTTACTTTCGTGCGATCCTCAACAATGGTCGAAAGAACCATCTCACCAAAGGCGCACTGGAAGTACTTTCCGGCGGCGAATAACAATAAGAAACCGGGTAGGCTATACTCGCCCCATAAGCCAGAAATGCAAACGCCCGCGATGTGCAGAATCGCGGGCGCTATCCCCGGTTAGTGGGACATTTCACAGCTTATCAAAGTACTTCCCGGTTAGGAGAGACAATTCATGGCCACATCACTCGCGCGGGCCATTCCCGTCGATGATGTTCAAGAAACTGACCCAAGGTCAGATTTTCGAACGTCAGCTTATACCCAACCTTTTCCACACCCTGTACAACCTCACACCGGCCAAACCGCAATCCCCTTTTTGCAAAGCGTTGGCGGCGCCGGTGGACGCTTTGTCGAAGAACCGATCGAGGCCGAAGTACTTTCGAGCGAACCCGTGCAGCCGGCACTGATCGAGGTCAGCGACACGCAGCTCGCGCTCGCACCCACGCCACACCTGGTCGAAGTCGATGTCGTGGCGATGCTGCTCGAAGATAAATCGAGCGCGGCCACTCGCAAAGCGTATGTGGCGGGCCTGAAGCATTTCTTTGGCAACGATCCCAATCCTGCCGAAGTGATGGCGTTCCTGCAGCTCGATCGTCGATCGATGGCGATGAGCCTGGCGCAGTATAAAACCCGAATGCGCAAGGCGGGCTGTCGTGGTGCCGTTATCAACCAGCGTTTGTCCGCAGTCCGCTCGCTGCTCAAATATGCCAACAACCTGGGATTCTGCGATGTGGATCCGCGCGGCCTGGTCGACTCCGAAAAGATCGCTGCTTATCGTGATACCAGCGGCGTCGATGTGCCCACGTTCATCAAGATCCGCAAAGTACCGGCGAAACGCTACGGTGCTAAATCGGTGCGCGGCTTGCGCGATATCGCTTTGCTCGATGTCATGTTCGAATTGGGTCTACGTCGCAGCGAAGTGTGCAAACTCAACGTGGAAGACTTCTCGATTCCACAAAAGAAACTCTGGATCGATGGTAAAGGCCAGCATGGTCAGAAGGTGCCGATGACACTTTCACCAGGCCTGGTCAAAGCGATTGCCGATTATATCCTGGCTGCCGGCCACGCGGGCGATCGCAAAGGTCCGCTCTTTCGCAACTTGCACCACAATCCAGCGGTTGCCGGCCAACGCTTGACCGGCGACGGTTTGCGCTACCTGGTGCGCGAGTATGGTCAGGCGGTCGGCATCGAGTCGTTTGCACCGCACAAAATCAGACATACGAGCATCACAGCTGCAGCACTGGCCACCAATGGCAACATGACCAAAGTGCAGAAACATAGCCGCCATAAGAAGCTCGAAACCGTGGCGATCTATGTCGATAACGCCAATGATGCGCAGGGCGAAGTCGGTTCATTGCTGGCGGGCATGGTGCGAAAATAAAGTGATGTTGAGTTTTTCGTCAATTTGGGTATAATCCTCTTTGACAGTTTGGCGGCATCCATCGAATCAGCAAAAAGCGCGGCACCCACCGGGGAATGCCGCGCTTTTTGTTTTTCTGACCCTGGGTCAACTTTGGGTTTCGGAATCGATGATCGCCTGACGTTCGAGAGTTACCGCGATTTGATAGGCTTCCATGATTTGCAAATATCCTTGCGCTGAGTTCCACGATTTTGTAGTTTGCTTTCCTATCTCTTCGCGTATCCCCTTTATTTGTTCAAGTCGCTCGGAATGGGCTTTGCGTGCTTTGTCTCCAACCATTGCATGTCTCCTTGTTTTGAGTGGCACCGTACTTTAACCGATTTTTTGTCGAAGTTGTGGTTAGTTCTGGCGCCCCTGATCGCGCAGCATCAGATTCAACGTGCGCATCGCGATCAGCGCCTGCATATCGGCATTGTGCAACAGATCGGGTTCGACGGGAAGTCCGACGGCTCCCTGGCGCCGATGCGCCAAAAGTACTTTGGCCGTGGCATCACTCGCCTTCACCGCAAAATCAATCGTTGAGCGCGCCACCACGCTAAAGTGCGTCTGGTCGCCAAAACGCCAGGTGATTTCCGCACCGGTCGCACGCGCCAGCTCGACGATCGCCCTATCGAACGTTTCGCGCATAAAAATGGGATCAACACCGTCGGGCATTCCCGTCGAATCGACAGCAATAGTGATTTTAATTCTGTTCATGAGTTCTCTCTCTGTTCGTGAACGGCCAATCGCCACACGTATTCCTTACCGCCTTCCGCGACGGCTTGACTCGCGCGCGAAACGATCCCCATTTTGTAAAGTTTGATGAGTCGCTGGTTGAGTGCGTTAGCGTTGACCTTCCTCGGCCATTTTTCTGCAAGCTCTCGTGTTGTAGCAGGCTGGTGCTTCCTCAGCATTTCGATAGTTTCGAGGATTACCAGCGGTACAATCGCTTCCAGCTTCTCTTTAACGAGATGCAAGCTAACTACGTCTTCGACGGTTTCGGCAGTAAGGACCAATTGGCCAGGCTTAGATTCAATCTTCATAAACCCGCTCCTATGGAGCCTTGGAAATAACCAAGCGCAAATATGAACGCCGTCCATTCCGCATCGGTCATATCGCCGCGCTCGTTTAGTTTCTCGATGATGTCCAGCATTGAACCTCCTGCACTCATCACAGAATCGACATCGCGCTCAAACTCGGCTGCGCGGTCAGATGACACACCCAACGCCTCCGCCAACTTGCCGCTTTTTACAAAAGTTAGTTCACGTTTCATAGATTCCTTAATCGCACGAGCTGCACAGGCCGGGCTCGGTCCAGTAACAGCCATCAACACAGCTTTGTTCATCGGTGCAGCCACACACCCGGCAAAACATCACATTGGGCGCACACGTGGCGCAGTAGCCGCCACCGTTAGGCACCAGCATCGCGCCGCTGCAGTGGCGAATCACGCCGCGTGTGTCGGGCTCGGAGAAAGTGTCTTCCTCTTGATCGGCGGGCAGATCAACACCACAGCGCAGGCACTCGAACGCGTTGTGAAATTCAAACATCATGATTGACACTCCTGGTCACGTGCGGTCGAGCGCTGAAGTGCAGCCACTGCATCCAGACATGCAATCCGGTGCAACTCTTCGGCACCTGGCGTTCCATAACCGCGCTGTTTATAAAGTCTCCACACTCGATCGCGAAGGGTTTTCGGCACTTTAAACCAGTGCTCACTGCACATCAACATGTTGTCGGGCACCAACCTGGCGCAGCCGATCGCCGCGCACCTGTGCTTGTTCGCCATCAATTCCTCCAATTAAAACGGCGTGCTCGATAGGCGCTGTTGTAGAGCCGTCATCGGCTTTGCTTGAGGTACATCATTGGGAGCAATCGCCGGTGAATCTTTCACCACTGGCTTAACAGCATCTGGTTTTGATGCGGGCTGTGGCGCTTCCTTTGTTTGTGTCGTTCCAAATTGCTGCGCATTGGCACGTCGGGGATCCCAAGATTTCTTGATCGCGTTGCGCCTCTTCTTTTCAATGACTGCGCGCTCCGCTGGAGATTTGTCTTTCAATTTATCGCCCAACGGCAGCTTTTCATTCAGCGCGTCTTCCTCTGGCGGCATGGGCAGAATCATCTCATCTATAAGATCCGCAGCAGCTTCCAGCATTTCAGCGGATTCTATGAGGTTGTATGCCTTGGCTCGCAATTCGTCTGCTTGCTTACGCACTGCACTGGCCTGCGCAATCAAACCAGTTTTGTCTGTGGGTTTCATGGATGTCTCCAAAGTCCTTTGGCCAGCAACCAGGCGCGCAGAATCCAGCGTTGCACCTGGTCGCGACAATAGTTGTTTAGCCACGCTTTTCGGCCATATTGGCGACATATCGCGCGCTGGTGGCCGACAGCGTTTCCGTGCGGCCAATGCCCAGAAAGCGGGCGCAGCTGCTCAAGAACTTCGCGAAGCGACGGAGCGGCAGGCACCGCGACGGCAGCGGGCGGCAATGCGTGTTCGCCTGATGCGTCCGGTTCACTTTCCACAATCGCAAGTCCGGCAGACTGTCGATCATTTGGCGCATCATGAGCAGGCCATACAACGCAAACGCCAGCGCGATCACGCCCCAGATCTGCAGCAGCTGCACGTTGGCGTGCGCCAGCGCGAGCTGTCGAGTTGTTTCGTTCATCAGTGGTCTCCATTGGAAAAAATCAGCGGGCAAAAGATCGTCGCAGCATCACAGATCTGCACGCTCTCAGGTCGCGTGCGCGTGTTGAGGTAGCAGGGAAAGCGCACTTCGCACCAGGGATCATTATCGGCAGCCACCAGGCGCCCCAGGCGATCGGTGAGGCCGGACACTTCGAGCAGCTGCGCCAGCGCGAAGCCTGGTCCCGGCCCGGCGTTGAATTCGACCGGCGGCAAGTCTTCCGGCCAGCTGCCGATGTTCTTGGGATCATTTTCGGTGCGCGTCCATTCCGCAACGATGGTGTCACGCATCAACTCTTCAAAGCGCGCCAGTGTGACCGGGTTTAAGTTCTGATCGTGGGGCCAGGCAGCACGGACTTGCTGCACCCACCAGGCAGCCGTGACGCGCGCGGACTCGATAATATTGGGAGTCATAAACACCTCATTTCAATAGTGGTGAAGAGAAGTAGTAACCGCGCATAGCATCATTGTACCTGATGTTATGCGCGTGTTGAGTACCAAGTGCAAAGTACTTAGAAAGGGGAAGAAAAGGAGGCGCGGGCCTGCAGGAGCGCCCGCGCGAGTAGGGGAGTTAAACCATACGCACTTTGAGGGTTTGGCGCTGCATCGAACCGCGACGCACGCTCCACCCAATGACCCAGTGACGGCGCTGGATCGCGGCGGTAATGTCGCGCATTTCGTCGGGTGTGAGCTGGGTGCGCGAAGTGATTTCTTCACCGATGAATTCCGACAGCGCAGCACACATCAGTTCGCCGTCGCTGGTGTCGAGACCGGCATCACGAGCGGCTTTGAACATTTCTTTTTGTGCGGAGAGATAAGCCACTTCATCGGCATCGGGCAGGGTGCGATAAGCAGGGCGGGGAGTTTTGGCCACGGTGGCCACACGGCACAGCGCAGCCTCGAAAGCGTCGGCTTCGGGCAAGGTCATTTCGACCGTGCTGCCATCGATGGAAGAAAGGCGCGCCATCGCATACTTTTCGACGCGCTCGATACTGACAATGTGCGCGACGTTGCGCAAGTAAGTGCGGCCAGCCGCCTCAAAGCGGATAAAGGCCGGTTGTGCAGGGGAAGGGGTTTGAGAGATAATCATGGATGCAGTCTCCTTGCGAGATTGGAGCGCAGTTGTGAATCTGACCAGGATAGGCAACTGCGCTCGCTCTTTCCTTTAATTGTAACACTTGTAACATTGTATAACAAGACTAACTTGTAACATTTGTAAAAATATTTTAGAATGTAGTGACAATGGAACAGAGCAACAATGTCGAGCCGATGACAATGGTTGAAGTGTGCGAAGCCCTGGGTATTTCGCGCATGACAGCACACCGTCGCATTCGCGAGGGTGTGATCAAACCGCTGCCTAAATCACCTGGCCAGCGCCGTGCCCACAGATTACTTTTTGATCGTGCTGAGATCGAGCGTGTCAAGCAAGAAGGCACGGAATGACCCAGATCATCTCGACGATTAACCAAAAAGGTGGCGTCGGCAAAACCACGACTGCTGTTAATGTCGCTGGTGGTTACGCGGAGCTGGGTAGGCGTGTTTTGCTGATCGATATGGACCCGCAAACCAATGCCAGTGTGATGTGTGGCATCCGCGATCCGGAAGAATCAATCTTCGATGTGCTGGTGGATCCGGAAAAGTGTCCGCTCTCCAGCATCATTGTCAGCGGCACAGTCGAGGGCGTTGATGTGGCGCCCGCGCATCGCGCGCTGGCCGGGCTGGAAATGGCGCTCCAGAACACACCAGGCCGCGAACACGTTCTGCGCGAAGTCATCGAGACGGTGAAAGATCGCTATGATGTCATCGTCATCGATAACGGCCCGACGTTGGGGCTGTGGCCAATTATGTCGCTGGTGGCTTCCACGGTGGCACTCGTCATCGTGAACGGTGAACCGCTGGCGATTGAAGGATTGGCGGAAGTCGAGAAGACCATTAAAGCCGTGCGCCAGCGACTCAACCCGCTGCTGCAGCGCCGGATCGTGCCCACCATGATCGATCCACGTCGCCCGCTGCACACGAAAATCATTGGATCCGTGCGCGAGGTCTACGGAAAAGACGTTTTCAAAAGCGAGATACCGGAAAGCGCACATCTCCAAAATGGCGTTATGCGCGGTGGTTGCGTGTTGGCCTATGCACCAAACACAACCGCAGCTGAATCTTATCGAAATTTGACGGGTGAATTGAAGCGCTTAAAGTAATCATCATGGCAGCTCAAAAAACCTCTAAGCCCGCAGCAAAACCAGGCACGGCTAAACGTAAGTCGAAATCAGATCAGGCTTACGATGCCTATATGAGCAACATCCTGACGTTGCCCAGCGCTTCCAAGGTCATGCACGGCGAAGATACCGTGTGGCTCGATGTCGAACTAATCGACGATAGCCCGTTCCAGACACGCGGCGGCATCGATCCCACCGACGTGGATGAGATGGCCACGTCTCTTAATGAAAGCGGCCAACTGCAGGCTGCGATCGTGCGTCCGCACCCAACCGAGCCAGATCGCTATCAGCAGGCATTTGCCCACACACGCAAAGCGGCGATCAAAGCCGGCGCCAATGCCGGCAGCCACCTCGAAAATCCTGATCTCTACAAAGGTAAGCTGTGGTGCGTTATCCGCGAGCAGCTCACCGATGTGCAGATGATGCAAATGGCGATCGCTGAAAATGATACGCGCAGCGATGTGAGCGATCTGGAGCGTGCGCGATCGTTCAATCGCTTGCGCGAGATGTTGCCCAGGAAAGCCGGCAAACCAGCACCGCTGGAAGCCGTCGCCAAAGTCGCGGGCATTGGTTATCGCCAGGTCAAACGCCTGGTCGATTTGCTGGAGCTGCCGGAAGAAATTCAAAAGCAGTTTGTGCGGCCACAGAAGAAAGCGGACGATCAGAAGGACGACTTCTTTTTACTCAATGAAAGGCATGGCCGCGCACTGTTGCAGTTCCAGGAAGATCCCAAACGCCAGCGGGTATTTTTCCGCGAGATTGTGCGCCACCAGTGGAGCGGTGCCGAAGCGGAACGCAAAGCCCAGGCGGAACGCGCGCAGCGTGCGCTCCCGTCCGATATCATCGCGGCTAAAGAGCAGGAAAACAAAGCCTGGCAGGAACTCAAGCAACGCAACCGCGAGACCGTGGCCAAAGGCGAAGCACCATTCAAAGTACTTCCCGGTGGCGAGACACCGCTCGATCCCGAAGTCGAGCGCGAGCTGGAACTCGCAGAGATCGAGAATCTTGATGAAGCGGCGATCAAGAAGATGCTGCTTGACACCATGACGCCCGAAGAAATCGCTGCCCGCAGAAAAGAACTCCAAAAAGTGACCCAGGGCCAGATTGAACCTGAACCCAAAAGCGAGCTGGAGCAAGCGCGCGAAGTACTTTCCGACGTGGTGGCAAAACTGGAAGGACTCAGCATCACCAAGAAAGAACGCAAGGCCATCAAGTATCATTTAGGTTTCCTGCAACGCCAGGCGGACGAGCTAACCGCGCAACTGCAACGCATCGACAAGGAAGTTTCTTGACTTTCTTTCACTATGGATTTAAGATAAGGGGAAAGTATAC